TGATAATCTGCTACCACTTGATTTTGGTGGTGCTGATGATCGTGTTGTTCTGTTGCTACAGGAAGCTAAGAAGCTCATCTCGAGAATTCTTGGTCCTGTATCGCCAACAGACGCAAGGTTGTTTAAACCTCGCCACGGTCCGGGATCAGTCGCAACAGGTGAAAAGGCCTTTGAAAAGCCCGTCTTCAAAAGATTCTACAGGGCGTTAGCCCTGCAGTTTCCTTACGAAGACTGGTTCTTCTACAATGCCTCTCACCTGTGTGACGATCTCGCACAGTTCATGAACCTCGAAGAACTTGGGGCGGGCACGGCGAAAGTTGTGCTCGTTCCCAAGGACTCTCGGGGTCCTCGGTTAATATCCTGTGAACCGCTGGAATACCAGTGGATCCAGCAGGGGTTAATGAACACGATGGTGAAAACCGTCGAGTCTCATCCCCTGACCAAGGGGCGCGTGAATTTTACGGATCAAACCGTAAATCAGCGCCTCTCTCTGGATGGCTCGTTGAACAACGAGTGGTCCACATTGGATATGAAGGAAGCAAGCGATCGTGTGAGTTTAGCCCTTGTCAAAGAGCTATTCCCACCTCTCTGGTATGCCAGCCTAACGGCTGCTCGTACGGAGGCGACGATGCTTCCAGATGGTACAGTACTCAAATTAAATAAGTTTGCTCCTATGGGTTCAGCAGTATGCTTCCCTGTGGAATCACTTATCTTTTGGGCGCTGTCTGTCTGCGCAATATCGTATGGCAAAGGCAGATCCTGCCGCCGCGAGGCGATCAGGTCTGTCTTCGTATACGGCGATGACATCATCTGTAGTACTAAAGACCAGAGTACTATCAGACAGACACTTCCTCTCTTTGGACTTTTGTTCAATGAGTCTAAGTGCTGTATAGGCAAGTCCTTTCGGGAATCTTGCGGAGTCGACGCTTTTAGAGGCGTCGATGTCACTCCCCTCAAACTGAGGTCTATATGGTGTTTCTCGTTATCTGGTTCTGACTATGCGAGTTGGGTTGCTTATTGCAACTCGTTTTGCTCGCGTGGTCTATTCAACGCATGTGACTATCTAGCTGGATTTATCCAGCGCGTACGGAGAACTCCGTATGCGGACCATCATGGTTCACAAGTAGTCGCTCTCGTTGACTGCCGGAAAATGGCAATCCATGCTAATGCCCAAATTGGTATTAAAACTAGGATGCACGGGTCTTCTGACCCGCGTCGTCCTCAGTATCAGTACTATCAGGCAAAGGGCTGGGTTGTCACTAGTCGCTCCCTTAAAGGAGCCACAGTTCCGGGTTGGGCGGAGATGCAACGTGTTGCATCCTATTGGGCCTTGGATGAAACCAAGGGACCCGATTACGTCGACCGTGTCGGTCGGCGTTGCCTGGCTCCTGCTGTGCGCCAACAATTCCCGGATGACTTGTCATCCTACGTTGTTGGTGGCGCAGTAGTTACGGC